TTTGAGGAGCGACAAGGAATGGCATCAATACATTTTTAATAATATCTTCAGGTAATAGAAGATATTCGTCTAATAAAAGAATATTGGCGCGAAAACCACGAATCTTTTCTCCATTGAGAGGGATGGCCGTAATGGAACCTCCATTAATTTGCCATTCATATTGATCGTTTCGTTTAGCTTTCACGCCGAAAGCTTGTTGAAGAAGTTCGCCGCCTTTTGAATCGACGATCTTCTCTAAATAATTAAAAATAAAACGCGCAGTTCTAAATGTAGGACCAGCAATTAGAATTTTTGTATTTGGTTCAAATACGCATTGCAAAAAGCAGAACACTCCGCCAAGGAATGTTTTACCGCAACCACGACCAAGAACATTCATGCAGAAATTACGATTCATCATACCTTTGAGAATCATCTCTTGATATGGCGCAAGTTTTATTCCTGAAAGTAATTCAGTCGTAAATCCTACATTGTTTCTTAGAAACTTAGCGAGAGTAATACGAGCTTCTTTATCATCAAGTTCTCCTTTAAGAAGCTTATACTCTTCATTTAAATCAGGAAAATCTGATTTGTATTTGTCTGGGCAGTAAATCATAACTTCTGTATATCATATAATAGCTGAAGATCGTAATTTAATGATATATCTTTATTGATAAATATCTTTTCTATTACTCTTACGCATTCTTCTCTACCATCTACAAATAAAAACTGCACGTTCTTATATGTAGTCATTAATGTTCTGACTTTATGAAATATAAAATCAGGATTGACTTTTGTATTTCTAGCTATATATGGAAGATAATTAAATCTCAGACACGTTGCCAAATCATTCTCAACCACCACAACAATAGAACTATTATTCTCGGCGGCTCTTTCTATCTCCCGGCAAAATCTATCGTATCCTGCGGCCAAAGTTCCAATAAAATCTTTAAGCGACTTTCTTTCGATAAATGTATTTCCAGAAACTTCTAAATTCTCGAAACAATAATCTCCAAAGTCTAATTTCTTTACTTGAGTTAATCTAGAAAACTCCAAAGGCTTTTGCTCTCTTGTATCTACATATATACAATAATCATCAACTATAGAATCAATTAAAATCAGATCTTTTGGATTTAAAAACTTCTTTTCAAAGCCGTTATTGGCACAGTAATCATAATAATCGCCAATAACAGTTTCTAAAAAGTTAATGCTAGGAATTCCAGAAGACTTTAATTCTACTTGAGAGAATGGATATATAGACTTTTTCTTTTCTTGACGTTTTTGCAACAAGCCTTTGCAGTAATCTCCAACTATTTTAGGATCAGAAGACTTCGCCCATTTCTTAAAGTTTATTTTTGAATTAAAATCAGACTCGAAATACTGATCTTTATTCTTAAATTCAATAAGTTCACCAGTCAGCAAATCCTTACGAGGATAATAATGCTGATAATAATCTGATACTGAAATTTTATGAGATTTTAAATGAGCATGTAAACTTTTATCATTATCAAAATCTTTATTACAGAACTTACAATTAACCATTCAATATCTCCTGTTTAGAAATACCTAATATGCGGCATTTTAATTCATCCATGCCTTCTAGCTTCGTAATTTCTTCGTCCAAAGTTCTCTTTCTCATTTCAGCGAGTTTAAGCATCTTCATTCTTGATTCTTCTTCTTTCCAAGCTTGAATAAGATTAACAATACTAGCATTTTGTTTAATTTGACTTCCTAAACGATCTGAGCGTTTAGTTTTTAAATCATTGACAAGTTTCTGCTGACGACTAACGCATTGATTATATTCTTGCTGCGCTGTATTTATAGACTCAACAAGACCCATTGAAATTCTAGCGTCATTATCTGCGGCTCCTTCCAATAATCTCTGCAACTTTTCTACTCTTCTCTGAATACTAGAAGCAATAACAACTTCTGAAGACAATATGATATATTGATCTACTTCTTCTTCTGTAAGATCATTCTTGTCGTATGTATAACGGACGAAAGAGCTTTCAAAAAGATCTCTATCAACATTACTATCATAAGAATTAATTTGATGCACGAATCTATAAGTATTGATATACTTTAATAGACATTCTAGATCTTTCTTGTGTCTAGAATTGAGAGTTTCGCGTTTTAAATTCAAGTCATATACATATCTGTTGACTTTATTAATCGCTTTATCTAAAGAACGAGGGGAAACATAATCTTCTTGAGCTATTTCTTCTTGCTCTTTATAAATCTCTTCAGGAAGAATGTTTTCAGAAATAAATTTGGCGACAATTCTAGTTTCATTGTTCAAATTAGACAATGTAGGATTGTCAAATATGATTCGCGTTATTTCTAACGCCTTCATTGTTTTGGCATTATTTAAAATGAACTGTTTGTTTTCGTCGCTTAAATCGGGCGCTTTTTTTGATTTATATTCATGAGTACCTCTAGCTTTTAAACTTCTTTTTGCTAGAAATGCTTGAACATATTTACCTTCTTTACAACGACCATCTAAATCTGGCTGATTTGGGTATGCTAATCTTATTAACTCTATCAGTGAAGGAGGATCATCAGGGCGATTATTCCATTCGTTAACGATAATGTTCTGTTGTTCTTCATTTAACATATTAATAAACGTCTATCCCGCCATTATGGATATTTATCTTTATCTTTTTGATAATAGCTTTTTGCATGTTCTTTATCTGCTTATATCCAGGATTTCTATTTTCTTCTGTACTCTTATATCCCATCTTTTTAGCCGCTTGCTTTTCTGTCATTTTCTTTATATACAACATTTCATATAGTTTCCATTCTAACGGCTTCAAAAACTTCTTCATCTTCTCGTCTAGATCTAATTTAAACTTATCTATATCAATAGAATCTTGATAACTTGTATCGACGCAATTTTCTAAAGACTCAAAAGAGACTGGCATATTTAAATTATATGCATGCTTCTTATTTTTCTCCCATTCTTTGTATAATGGGCAATTTGAACATTGTTTTCCGAACTTCTTGCAGCCTTCATCTGGTTCAGCTTCTGGACACTGGGCGCAAGGTTTAATAAAATTCAGATAATTATTGCGGATTAAATTCTTTATCTGATTTGATATGATTCTATTTACCCAAGGAGCCAATGGCTTTTTTGGATTATAAAGATGCCACTTTTTGTATATATGAATGCGAATGATCTGGGAAACGTCATCAAAATCTATCCAAGTTAGACTGGATAGATTCCATTTGTTCCTTCTTTTACTTATTTCGTTGTCGATTATACTTATCGACTCTTCGAAAGAAGGTGATGACTTTTTCTTTTTCATTATTGATTTTTAATCGACCCTGCTTCTCTTCTGAAGTCATCCATAGAATATCCGCCACCTTCATTACTTCTTTGAAATACTTCGCCGCCTGTTGAAGATCCAATTACATTTTCAATTTTTACTTTTCGCTCATAATCTTTTTCAATTTCTACATCTAACTTAGAAGCACTAAATGCCAAATCTGTGTCAATTGGTGCGCCATCATCATCTTCATCCATGTCATCTTCTACAACTGGGGCGCGATATTGTGGTCGCGTAGTCTTTGGAGATGGTTTTGTTGGGGCGACAACAGAAGCCGCCGCAGATTTTGTCCCAAAAGGATTTCCGCAATTAAAGCAGAAATTGGGCTTATTAGCTGATTCGTGTGGCGACCCACATTTTTGGCAGTATATCTTCATGATATATTATATTACATTTATTTCGAAGATTTTAGTTTATTAACGATAAACTTCACTATTTTTGATCGAACAATGTCTTCTTCATCAAATGTGAATGTATATATTCCCATAGCTTTACTATCTTCATCAGAGAATAAATTAAATAATTCTTCAAAGCCGCCAGCTTTATTAGATGGCAAATCTGTTTGCATAGGATCAGCAAGAACGAAACAGCGGCTAAATTCACCTAGACGAGTAAGAACTGTGACTATTTCTTTTTTTGTGCTGTTTTGACATTCGTCGAGGATAATAGACTTTGCCGCCCAACTCATACCGCGAGAATAATTAATTGGATACATTGAAATGCGCTCTTCTTTTTCCAACTTGTCAACTTCGGCGCGAGGTAGTAGTTCATCCAACTTCTCTAGAAACGGTAGGTTGTAGAACTGAAGCTTCTCACTTGCATCTCCCGGCAAATATCCGATCTTACTATCACTACTTTCTACAGCAGAACGAATATATATAATATCAGAGACTTTTTTCTCATTTAGTAACAATAATGAAACATAAGTGGCAATAATGCTCTTTGAAGTACCAGCGGGGCCATTAACAAATATAATGCGAGTATCTTTATTTGTAGCTAAATCTATAAATGCTTTTTGTTTATCAGTCCATTTTAAAGCTCTAACACTTAAAGAGTCCTTGATTTTTTCTCTTTGAGATACTTTTGGAGACTCGTCTTTTTTCTTTTGTTTCATCTTATGTTATTGTAGTATTATAACGAATAAATAGATATATATAAAATTACTATATGTAATAGGCGGTTTCTCAGAAAATACCGTCCCGTATTTTTCACCCATCAAAGAATATAGAAAATACCACTTTCTTTATTTTTTCAAAAATAGGGGGGTATATACATATATTTAATTAAAAACATAGATATAAAAGGAATTATTTTATTCAGAGAGAATATAGTATATACAAAAGAGATTATTGAAGATGGGGAGAATGAAGTTAATCCCCTCCCCCCTGTCCCCAGGAAGTCAAGTCCAAAATTTTTTGGAAAATGGGGGGGTTGGCATAGGGCTTGCTATAGTAGCAAGATGTATGCCAAGTGGCGTTTTTTGACCACAAAAAAAACCTCCCTTTCGGGAGGTCTGGTCTTGACTTTCTAGTGTCTCAATCTGCGACGTTGACGACGTTTTCCATCTTGAAAAGTAGAAACTCGGGGTTGTCCTTTTCTGGAGTATAGGAACGAATCGTTTCTAGTTCCTTTGGCGTGGCTTCGCGGCCATCGACAAGGTATCTGGTCGTTAACTTCGCGGAGCTAGGCAATGCGGCAATGTAAAGCTCACCTGTCACCTTGTGGCGAACAACGCCATCCTTAACCCATTCCCACCACGTTGGCTTTCCGACAGGCTCCCGGCCTTCCTTTTCCAATCGGCGACCGTAAGAACCAATTCCTGCGACATTGGCGATGATTCGATGGTCCCTTGTGACTCGCCCCGTCAAAGGGTTGACAGGAATGCCAGAACGCCCCCCCTTGTTCATCTTATGCTCCCCCTGAAGGAGAACCGTTGCAATGTGTCCCGCTTTGATAGTGTCGATGTCGATCATGTTTTCTAGTGTTACGTTGTTTGCATTAACAACGTGGAAAGAGTCGCATGGGGCGAAAGAGTTTGCAACGGGTTTTTTCACTTTTCTTTTGGTAATCAATGTCCAGGCCATTAGGTAATCAAAAAAACTTCAAAAAAACTATTCAAAACATCTTGACGCTCCGCCCCGTTTGCTTCATGCTATGCATGCAAGATAAGCAATAAACAAGACAATAACATGGAAACTCCAATGGAAAAGCTTTGCAACTCTGAAATCTTCCAATTACAACAAGGTCTCGTTCTGAGAATCGAAGAATTAGAAACTCGCGTGAAAGAGTTGGAAGATATGAAGATAAATAACAACGAAATGTTAGACGTTATCAAATATTGGCAAAAGGATTTGAAAGAGGCTATAGCACTAAAGGAAAGATTTGACACTTCGTACAACGTAACATTCAAAAGGTATTAATATGAAAGTTGAATTGTCAGGAATAGAACTTGCTACTATCCGCTTGTCATTAATGGAAAAGATAGAAAAGGCGGAAGAATGTATCAAAATGTTACAAGATACAAATAATAAAGAATCAGAAAAGTTTTGGTTTGACATTAAAGAAAGTAATAAAAATTTACTAGAAAGATTATACAAGATTTAACACAAGGCCTGGGTTGTAGTAATACAACCCTCCTTTTTTGTTTATAAATAGCGCAGAGTTGCAACATGGGGGGTGGTCTAGCATAAACCATGCCAACCTCACGTTGGCATAGAAAATGCTTCTCAGCATAAACTGTGCCAAGTTCACGTTGGCATAGAACTTGCTAGGGGGAATGAGAGTTGCAAGTTGGGGGGTGGTCCACCCCCCACTTTGCAAGTCTAAGTTGGCACGAAAGATGCTCCCCAGCAAAAAGTGTGCCAAGTCAAGGTTGGCACGATAAATGCTCCCCAGCTTAAACCATGCCAAACTCAAAAATTGGCGAAAATTTATTTTCTTTTTTTTCTTGCTTTTCGTTTTTTGTTTTCCCTTTTTCCCAGGTTTTCGACCCCAAAAAAAATGCAAAAAAACGCAAAAAAAAGTAGACAGGAAAACGGTTTTGCCCTACCTTAAAACCATGCAAAACGACTTCGCCAACATGAGCGCAGAAAACGAAAACGCCAACCTTGCGACCGTTTCTTTCGTTGAAACGGAAACGGAACGGGATTTAACATTTGAACACGGGTTTTATCACAAGAAAATTGTGTTGAATTATGATAATACAATTGTTTATGTTGTGTTTGACACTTGTGAAGGTGAATCTTTTGTTGAATCGGCCATTTATGATAAATCCGGTTTATCAAATGAAGATATCGAATGGATTGATAGTGAGATTGAGTGTTTCTCACAAGATTGGGCCGACGATTATAATAAAGGAATAAAGGAAGAAAACGAAGAATATTACGCTCTTGTCCGAAAAGGTATCGAATAAATAAAACAAAAAAGGTCGCTCTGATAAAACGGGGCGACCTTTAATAAAACAAAAAATTAAATAAATAAATAAATAATACAATATGAAAAACGTTTCTATTCAAGACATTTCCTTCAAATACAACGAATATGCTGATATTATCATTGCGTTAAACGACAAAATCGAAGCAATTAATTTGTCAATTCAAACGGCGCAAAATCTAAATGTTCAGACTTCTGTTCAATATTGGAACGGGCGTAAAGCCGAAATAGTTAACACTAAAACTCGATTTGAAGAAATAATTAGAGCTATTGATAAAGCAACTTATAGCGTTTAATAATACAATAGCCCTGGGTTGTACTAGTACAACCTGGGGCATCCCCCCACTCTGCAACTCTATTACAATAGTCCAGGCTATTTATAAACACGACAAATCACTAAATATTACTATTTGTTAAATATCTGACAATCTTCGCCGATTCCTATTTGTCACTTTTAAGGTAAAATTTGCCCGAAAAAAACCGTTGACTTTCTGAAAAACTAAAGTATTTTTGCGTCATGAAAAAGATTTTCGCCCTATTTGCTCTGTCTATTTCAATCAATGCGGCTAACCTTGATCCGTTTTTTGCTGCCCTTGGCAAGGTAGAGTCAAGCGGCAATGCAAAAGCTATCAATAAAAAAGAATATGCTTTGGGTATTTATCAAATCCGCGCAAATTATTTCAAAGATTCAAATATTAAAGGAAGTCACGAAGATGTTTACAATCCTATTATTGCAAGGCGCGTGTGTGAATCCTATTTCAAGCGATACGCTCCCGAAGCGTATGCAAAAGGAGATTTTGAGACTCTCGCCCGTCTTCACAATGGGGGACCGTCTTTTGTCAAGCGCAAATCTTCAACTGATAATTATTGGAACAAAATCAAAAAGAATCTTTATTAATAAAATAATATGAATAACGATAATTTTGATAAACTCTTTAATATTGTTTTGGGCCTTACTTGTATTAATGTTATTCTTGGCGTTATTGTAGTATGCGTGGCTCTTAATATTTTTTAAAAATTGTTTTGACTTGCGCCGTGTCAAGAGCAAAAATCACTCATGACAAAAAATTGGACTCCGCGCTCTGAAAGATGGACAACCTCAGAGCGTCAAGAAAAAAAATTGCAAGCGCAAAATGCGCGGCAAATTCGGTGGATGTTCTGGCGTGAAAGTCAAGCTTTTCGTGAGCAAATCGAAAAAGAAATATCTGAAAAAGTCCTTGCCAAACGTGCGGCACTGGAGTAAATTGTCCCCATGCAAAACGAGATTGCTCAAATGACGGTCAAGGAAGCTGTGGAATTCGTTGGCGGGTTTTCCGCTCCGTCAAAAATGCCTTGTCAAGGGTTTTCAATTCCTGCGTGGCTGTGTAACACGGGAATGAAATTGCGTAATGTTACGGGCAGCATTTGTTCTAAATGCTATGCGTTAAAGGGTCGCTATGTTTTCCCCAATGTTAAAAACGCATTGATTCGTCGTGTTAATAAAATAAATGATCCATTGTGGGTTACCGCAATGACAATTGCAATCAATGGCACAGAATCTTCTGGTTACTTTAGATGGCACGATAGCGGCGATATTCAATCTCTAGAGCATTTGACAAAGATTTGTCAGATTGCAAAGAATCTTCCTAATATTGAATTCTGGCTTCCGACTCGCGAATATTCAATCGTTGCTGAGTATGTTAAACAGAACGGCGCGTTTCCTGAGAATCTCACTGTGAGACTGTCTGCTCTTATGATAAATGGTCAACCTCCTTTTGCTATTGCAAATAGACTTGGTCTTGTGACAAGCGGTGTGTCTGACACTGGTTTCACTTGTCCTAGTCCGTCACAAGGCAATAAATGTTTGAATTGCCGCGCTTGTTGGAATAAATACGTTGCCAATGTTAACTATAAAACGCACTAATTATGATTCCCGTTCCTTTTGGTTACAAAGTTTCTGTTGAAATAGCTCGCAACATTGAAACTAATATTGCTACAGTTTTTGTGCATGCTCCGATGTATAAAAATAAAGTGTGGGAGATGTCACACTGTTATTCAGCCAGTCAATTCTCGGATTATCAAATAATCAATGACAGAGATTTTATCACTGTTATGTGCAAACATTTTCCTAGTGATTCGTGATTTAATATGAAAACTTACATTGTTTATCTTAAAGGAGTAGAAGTCGGCTACATTAAAGCCGCGAACCATAACGCAGCAGAGAAAAAAGCATTCCAGAAATACAATGGAGATTGTAGGACAATTTCTGTTGTTTATACTGAACTATAATAAAGAATAAATATGAGAAAACATCGTTTAATTCGTTTAACAAAAGATCGTGGCTGTGTTATCACTAGAATGTTTTTGCCAAAAGATACAGTAGTTTATGCAAATCATCTAGTCGAAGACGTGTGGTCTATCACACTTGGCAAAGATAATAGCATTGCGCTTTCTGTTTTAGAATACGAGCATTTTGAGTTTGTAGAATAAATAATAACATGGAATTAATAGCAATTCTTTTGTTAGTGTTTTTGCTTTTAATGTTCGCGCCAAAGAAAAAATAATACGCGCCCTGGTTAGTGACAAATCGCTGTTTATAAACAGCGACAGAGTTGCAACATGGGGGGACCCCCCTACCCCCTACCTTGCAAGTCTACCACAAATTGCGACCGATGTCAAGCATTATTTTTGATTAATCGAACGTATTTCCAGGTACTTAATTAAAATTTGAAAAATTCTTTGACTCCTTCGATTTTCCCCTGTAGTCTGTAGACATGAAAATTAAAACTGAAATTGACATTAACGACATTGTTGTTCTGAAGATCGCCCTTGGCAACGCTGAACGGCGCATTAACGAACTCATGAATGACAAGCCAGACTGGCGCAAGCTTTATGATCTTGACAAAGAATCTGTCGAAAAAGCGAAAAAAATTGTTGCAAATCTGGTCGCGAACAGCTAAGATCTTGTCATGAAATACGAATTGATCATCGCGACCGACACTTGCGACAGTTTCTTGAATTACCCACACACTCGCGAAGGTCTTGAAAAAGCTCTTGACAGAGTGAACAAAGTAAGGTCAAAAGACGGCTTTCAATATGCGCGAATCATTTCAGACCGAGATGGCGAAGTTTTCGCCCTTGACATGAGCGTCACAATAAATTAATTTTCTCAATTTTGTGTGGCATGGTGTGTAGGGAGATCCTACAACAGGGAGTTTTTTCAAGCTGTATCTTGACTTTTTGACCCGCATGAAACACCACACATTCTCCTTTTTATTGCAAAAAAAAATTGACATTGCGCCAAAAATGATCTAGCTTTCTCTGTCGGTCAAAAAAATATTGCTAAAAAAATGAAAAACACAGTCAAAAATGCGATCCGTCACCTTGTCACAAAAGCTTATGAAGTTTTTGCAAAAGACAAAAATAATATCAGTGTTGTATCACTTCCCGGTAGTGTGTGGGAGTTTGAAACGTCTGTGATTAATCACAAAGATTTTGCTGATAATTTCAGCAAGTCTTACAATCTGGATATGCAACTTGCGGAGTGTGATAACAATATCTATGATAGTAATTTGCGCCCGATATCTACTTTGTTTCCCCATAACAAAGTGAGTTCCTATGCTCTTTCTCGGGACTTTGTTAAATACTACAATCAATACCTTAATACAGATATCGTCAAAAAGGCTAAATCAGATAATATCTTTGCGTGGTTTGACTTTTGTGGTAATCCTACTACGCAAAGCCTGGAATTGATTAACACTGCTATCGGCAAGAATGTTACTTACGTCTTCACTTTCAATACACACTGGCGTTGCGACACTAATGTTGATCGCGACGTTCTGAGCTTCGCGAAGTCTATTGATAATAAGCCTGTTGCAATTCACACTTTTATAGAGAAAATCGCTCTTAATGCTGGTTTGACAATTGTTTGGTCGTTTGAATACATCTCTAATCACAATCCCATGATTACTATCTGTATCAGCAATGACGCAAATGTTATCGCTGAAAAGTCATTCAATATCAATACTGTCGCCTCTAAGGTGAAAAAGGTTAAAGTCATTAATAAACCTACAAAGCGCGATTTGTCCGCTGTTTATGTTGATGTAAAGGCAAAGGTTGATGATAAATCTATCTGTGTCAAGCACAATATCACTGTTGGAACACTCGCTGCTGTTAAAGCTTGGGTGACAATGGGTAAGTAATACAAATAGATAGTCAAATAACTCCACTGTGAATAACAGTGGGGTTTTTTGTTTATAAATAACATAGACTTGCAACATGGGGGGAGGGGCATCCCCCCAACCTGCAACTCTAATATCATAACACTATATATATATCACTATATCCAGGTCTTATTTACATGTATTTCGGTAAAATATGGCAAAATTTGCCGATGTATTTAGATGTTTTATTTTAAAATTTGGACGATTTATTTAATAAAAAACCCTCACTATTTAGTGAAGGTTATTGTATTTATTTCTTGGTTTGTTTTCTAGTACCAGTAACTTCGTACACTCCCCAATCAATCTTATTTACTCCAAATACATAATCT